CATTGATGAATAATTTACAGAAAATAGATTTTAAACCAGATCCTGAATATTATTTTACCGTAGAAAATAAAAAAGGTGAATCTGTTCCTGTACATGCAAAAGATGTAAATAAGATAAAGGATCAAAAAGAATTAAGAGGATTAATCATGGCACAAGCAGATGTATTTCCTCCACCAATTAAAGCAATGGAATTTTATGAAATGATAAATGCATTGTTAGATGGTGTGGATACAATACAACCGGCTCCAGGGACCAGGCCAATGGAGATACTTAAAAAATTATTGCAGGAGCATATCAACGGGCCTCAGGCTACAACATTTAATTCATTTCAAAGTGGTAATGTATTGAAAGATAATACATATGCATGGTTTATATATGATGAATTTTTTAATTTTTTAAAAGAAAATGAATGGAAAAAAGATGCATCAAGAACTTCTTACATGATTACTAAAATGTTTGAAACGGAAGATGAGGAATTACCTAAACCAGAGTTTGGTAAAAAGAAAAGATTTCCTGGTATTAATAAAAAAACAAATGAACCATATCCAGGTGTAAATGGATGTGCAAAAATACCATTATATTTTTTTGAAGAAGAAATAGAAGTAGAAGAAATTATGGAAGTAGAAAGCACAAAGGACATTGTATAATGATATATAAATATTTTGGCCCTCCAGGTACAGGTAAAACACATAAACTAATTAGTAGAGCTAAAGCATATATAAGAATAGGCACACCTTTAGATAGTATTGCATATTTTGCATTTACAAAAAAAGCAGCAAAAGTTGCTAGAGATAGAATGCCAGTAGACAATGATAAGTTATATTATTTTAGAACCATACATTCATTTGCTTTTGATCAATTAGATTTAAATACTAAAAAAGTAATGCAACCATCAGACTATGAAAAAATAGGTAAGCAATTAAATATTAGAGTTAAATATTATGACAAATATAATAGAGAAGAAATATTTTATTTAAATAATGATAGTCCGTACTTTCAAATGATTGGTAGAGCTATGAATAGAGATATTTCTATAAGAGAAGAATACGATAGAAATGAACACAATAGAAAAGAAATAAAAAGATTTTCAATATTAAAAAACATTGATGACAATTTAAAAGAATATAAAAGAATAAAAGAAAAATTAGATTTTAATGACATGATAAATCAATTAATAGACAAAGAAGATTTACCAAGATTTAAAGTTATATTTATAGATGAAGCACAAGATTTATCTCCACTACAATGGAAGTTATTTGATAAATTAAAAGAATATGCAGATGATATTTACTTAGCAGGTGATGATGACCAAGCTATATTTGCCTGGGCAGGTGCAGATGTAAACAGATTCATAAATGAGCCTGCAAAAGAAACAGTATTAAAATATTCTAAAAGAATATCTAGAGCGGTTCAAGAACAATCTATGGTACCTTTAACTAACATAATAGGACAAAGAAAACTTAAACAATATTATCCAAGAGATTATGAAGGTATAAGTGAAAGAATAAATAATTTAGATCAAGTAGATTTAACTCAAGGTAAATGGTTAATACAAACAAGAACTATTTCTAGATTAAATAGAATGACAAAAGAATTAAGAAAAAGAAATTTATATTATGAAACTAATAAAGGTAAAAGTTTTAAAGTTAGAATATATAATGCATCTGTAAATTATAATTCATGGTGTAGAGGAATTGAGTTAGAAGAAAAAGAAATAAAAGACATTGTTGAATTTACAGGTTTACAACAAGAACAATGGGATAAAAATATAAATTGGTTCGATGCATTTAAAGAAACAGATTATAAAGAAAGAGAATACATAAAACATTTATTAGATAATGGTGAGAATTTAGATGAAGAAGCACGTATTCAGGTATCTACTATTCATGCGGCTAAAGGTGGTGAAGAAGATAATATAATTCTTTGTTTGGATATGGGAGATAAAATTAAAAAAGCAATTAAAAAGAGTCAAGATAAACACGATGAAGAACATAGAGTTTGGTATGTAGGATCAACACGTACAAGAAATAATTTATATAAATTGAAAGCAAGACTAAAAAGAAATGAATATAAACATTTATAAGAATTTATATACAAATGTATATAAACCGATTGGGAGCGAGATGCCCTTTACTGGTGACTGGCAGCATCAGGTTCTAACGGACGAAGTTGGTTCGATTTTCTCGGACTCCCTATCATTGGATATAAGATCGTTAAACCAACAACTGCCAACATAAATACAGGAGAAAAATATGACACATAAAGATGACATGGAAAAATTATTTCCACAAGATAAACAGATAGGCGGAAATCACTATAAAGATTTTCACATTCAACCCTATGAATTCATTTCTAAAAATGACCTTTCTTTTTTTCAAGGAAATGTTATTAAATATGTATGCCGTTATATGAATAAAAATGGCATACAAGATTTAGAAAAAATAATTCATTATTGTGAATTAGAAATTAAAAAGATGAAAGACATGAAGAGGAAAAAATAATGTTGATGCCAACTACAGAATGGGTAGCACCTACAGAGTTTCCTGATTTAAGATCAGCAGAAGAAATAGCAATTGACTTAGAAACTAAAGATCCAGATTTAAAAACAAAAGGATCAGGTTCTATTATTGGTAATGGTGAAGTTGTAGGTATAGCTGTTGCTGTAGATGGATATAAAAATTATTTTCCAATAGCTCATGGCACAGGTCCAAACATGGACAGAGATAGAGTATTAAGATGGTTTAAAGATATTTGTGAATCACCTGCTACAAAAATCTTTCATAATGCTATGTACGACGTGTGTTGGATACGTAATTTAGGTATAAAAATTAATGGTTTAATTATAGATACTATGATTGCAGCATCATTAATTGATGAAAATAGATTCTCATACACATTAAATTCATTATCATGGATATATTTAAACAAAGGTAAGAATGAATCTTTACTAAACAAAGCAGCTAAAGAACGTGGATTAGATCCTAAAGCAGATATGTGGAAAATGCCTGCAAGTGAAGTGGGTGCATATGCAGAAGAAGATGCTGCATTAACTTTAGAACTTTGGAATTACTTTAAAAGAATTATTATTGAAGATGATTTACAAAATGTATTTAATCTTGAGACTGATCTTTTTCCTTGTTTAGTTGATATGCGTCACCTAGGGGTGCGGGTAGATATCGAAAAAGCGAGTCAATTAAAAACAGCAATGGCAGTAAAAGAAGAAAACCTATTGCAACAAATAAAAATAGAAACAGGAGTAGATACTCAGATATGGGCAGCCAGATCAATCGCAGAAGTTTTTGACAAACTGAAACTACCTTATAACCGTACTGAAAAGACTGGCTCTCCTTCATTTACAAAAAATTTTATTTCCTCTCATGATCATCCTGTAGTTCGTATGATAGCAGAAGCTAGAAAAATAAACAAGGTCAGTACGACTTTTATTGATACTATTTTAAAACATTCACATAATGGTAGAATACATGCGGATATAAACCAAATACGATCTGATGATGGTGGTACAGTTACAGGACGATTTAGTTATTCTAATCCAAACTTACAACAAATTCCAGCACGTGATCCAGATACAGGACCATTAATTAGAAGTTTATTTATACCTGAAGAAGGTTGTACCTGGGGTACATTTGATTACTCGCAACAGGAACCAAGACTTGTTGCACATTATGCATTAAGATTTGGTTATGATACAGCACAAATAATTGCAGACTCATATGAAAATGATCCATCAACAGACTTTCACCAAATTGTTGCTGACATGGCTAAGATAGATAGAAAAGAAGCTAAGACAATTAATCTAGGTTTGTTTTATGGTATGGGTAAAGCAAAACTTCAAAACGAATTAGGTGTAACTAAAGAAAAAGCAGATGAACTATTTAATCAGTATCATGATAGAGTACCATTTGTAAAAGAATTAATGACTGGAGTTATGGAAGCTGCGCAAGATAATGGTAGAATAAAAACATTATTAGGTAGACGTTGTAGATTTCCTAAGTATGAACCCATACTTAGAGGAAGTGATTGGGGTACATTTGTTCCTGCACAAGATCATGATACAATATTGGAGTTACAAAAAATGGGACCATATGAATTAGATGATGATGGTAAAGTTTTATTAGATGCGGAACTAAAACCCAAAAAAAATTATTGGTATAGAAATCCTATACGTAGAGCATTTACATACAAAGCTTTAAATAAACTTATTCAAGGTAGTGCTGCAGATATGACTAAGAAAGCAATGGTTGATTTATATAAAGAAGGTTTATTAGCACATATTCAAATACATGATGAATTAGATTTTTCTATTGAATCTGAATCACAAGCTGATAAAATAAAACAAATAATGGAACATGCAGTAGAGTTAAAAGTTCCTAACAAAGTAGATTACGAATCAGGACCAAACTGGGGCGAAATAAAATAATGAGGAACTATGGCTTATTTAAATGCAAATATACCACCAATCTATTGCAAAATAAGGAAGGAGTATCTTTATGACTTTACCGGACATCATGGAGAAAGTGAAGATTGCGTTGTCTTCGGCTTATCAAGCATTAGTGGCAAAG